TCGCGACGGCCGGGGCACAGTCCCGTAGTGCAACCTTGAAGTGACAAGATGCCGGCCGGCGCGAACATAGAGGAGGATTACATGACCAAGACACTTGACCCCATCGTGCAGGCGTTCAAAGCCGAAGATGGCACACTGCACGAGACACGAGCGAAGTGGCTGCGCCATGAAGTGGCGAACGTGTTGCAGAGGCACGGCACCACCAGGAGCAACATCGGAAACAGCTTCAGCGTATGGACCGTCGCCGACAATTGGGGCGCGTGCGTCGCCGATCTGCAAGCCCTCGGCCTTGTGCCCGAGACGCAGACTGCGCCGACGCCCGTTGACGACGGAGTAGCAGGAGACGGCATTTGAGCACCATAGCCCGTAAGCCCGAGCATTCCCCGCTGGGGGCCTCGTCCGCCGAGCGCTGGATGAACTGCACCGGCTCTCAGGTGCTGATCCGCCTGCTCGCTCTGCCGCCGTCCGACGACACGGACTTCGCCAAAGAGGGAACCGCGGCGCACGAGTGCGCGGCCCACTGCCTCACGAACGAATGCGACACATGGGAAACCATTGGCATGACGTTCAAGGGCGTAGTCGTGGACAAGGAGATGGCTGACGCGGTGCAGCTCTACCTCCAAACAATTCGGGAACTGTTGGCCGAGCACATTGCCGGCGCAGAGTTCCCATCTCATGTGCAGCACCTGATCGAGGAGAAGGTGTCGGACAGCTCCATCTCCGACGACTTCTACGGTACTGCCGACGATGTTATCGATGGCCCAGCGATCCTCGACATAACGGACCTAAAGTACGGCGTTGGCATTGCTGTTGACGCCATCGATAACCCTCAACTGAAGTACTACGCGGTCGGCGTTCTCGCCAAGCGCATTGGCGCTCGCCGCGTGCGACTTCGCATTGTGCAGCCGCGCGCCTTTCACCCCGATGGTCCCATCCGCGAGTGGGAGACCACGGCCGAGGAGCTGCTGAAGTGGCGCGACGAAGTGCTGAAGCCCGCCATGCTCAAGGCGCAGACCGACAAGCTTCTGACGCCCGGCGAATGGTGCCGCTTCTGTCCCGCCAAGGTGGCGTGCCCGATGCTCGCCGGCCTATTCCTAGCGCTGACGCAGACCAACACGGCGACCGTCGCGCAGATGACGGACGAGCAGCTTGGCATGAACTACGAGCTGCTAGAGGCCGCCATGATCGGCAAGCGTGCCTACGAGGAGGAGACGTTCAAGCGTCTCAGCCGCGGCGCTACGGTCCCTGGGGCCAAGCTGGTGCCGAAGCGCAGCAACCGCGTGTTCGTGGGCAACATCCCGCGCATGGTGGACGGCGTCGAGGTTTCGGTGCCGATCAAGACGCTCCTGATCGAGCGCTTCGGCGACGATGCCATGACGAAGCCCGAGCAGAAGTCGCCGGCAGAGATCGATGCACTTGGCCCCAAGGGCAAATCGTTCACGAAGGAATTTGCCTACTCTCCCAAGACCGGATTGACTGTAGCGCCGGATCATGATAAGCGTGTCAGTGTTGCCGTGGATAGCGCGGCATCAGCGTTCGCTCACTACACGGGACCGGACGCTTCATAGCAACCACAGAGAAGGAAGCATACCATGAGTAACGAAGTTGACGGCAGATACGCTCTGTCGAAGGAAGTCCGCATCATCGTCTTCAACGTCAAGACCGCGGAACGTTCGGGCTCCAGCCTGTACGTGCCGAGCAAGGTCAAGCGGAACGGTAAGGAAGTGGGAGAGGCGCGCTTCAACGCGCAGTTCCTGATCAGCGACCCGAAGGAGATCGAAGCGTTCAAACAGAAAGCCGCCGCTGTTGCGCGGGCCAAGTGGCCCGACGTGAAGCTCGGCACTCTCGCGTGGCCGTTCTCGGCCGGCGAGAAGGAAGCCGCCAAAGGAACCGCCAAGGGTAAAGACTGGTCGTACTACAACAACACCCTTGTCATCAACGGCAAATCGAAGTATCAGCCTCGCCTGTCCATCTTCCTCGGCCCCAAGCAAGTTCCCCAGGAACTCGCCGACGCCGCACTCGCTGCCGCAGAACGCAAGTTCTACGCTGGAGCATGGGTCCTTCCGCAGTTCAACTTGGTCGCGTACGATCCGGTGAACGACGGGAAGCCGGGCGTCACGGCGTACCTCGATCAGGTGATGTGGATCAAAGACGGCGTCCGCCTGATTGGTGGACAATCGGCATCGGAAGCGTTCAAGGGCTACCAAGGCTCAGCTTCGGCTGAGGACCCGACCGTAGGTCAAGAGCTTGCAGCCGACGACGAGATGGTGTTCTAAGTAAGCGCTTGCGCCGAACGTCAGACACCAGGGGCCGTCCTGCAACGCAATGATAAAGCGTCACGCATGACGGCCCCATTTTCCTCTAGGTGGCAGGGTGTAAAATCACGGTCGCCCCGGGCCTGCCACCATTTTTTTCCCGAGGCTCCATGAGCTACTGTCTATTCGACTTCGAGACCGCGGGGCCTGTGGACCTGAAGAAGGCCGGCGCTGCGGTATATGCGGAGAACCCCGCCACCGAAGTGATCTGCCTGTCCTATCAGTCCGCTGCCGCGGCTGCGCCCTCGATCATGTTCGGCGAGGAGCTGCACTATCGGCCGGATCATCCGCTTGCCCTGCTGATTGCGAACGAGGCGATCCTATTCTGCGCGCACAACGTCCTGTTCGAGAAAATGATCTGGCGCAGGATCATGATGGTCCAATACGGTTGGCCCGATATCCCGAACAAGCGGTGGCACTGCACGCAGTCGGTATGTGCGATGAAGGTGCTGCCTCTCGGCCTCGACAAGGCCGCCATCGTCTTGCGCTTGAACGAACAGAAGGATAGCGTGGGCTCCGCGCTCGTGAAGAAACTATCGAAGCCAGATCGGAAGGGAAACTATGACCGTACTGAAGCAACTCTATCTCGTGTCTACGAGTACTGCCGTCAAGACGTTAGGGCCGAGATCGAACTTCTCCACCGCATTGGTCCACTCCAAGCCTCGGAACGTAACGTATGGCTCATGGATCAAAGGATTAACGAGCGAGGAGTTAGAATTGATCCTGACTTCGTTTCCGCATGTGAAACAGTTGTGGATCAAGCTATGCGGCCCCTCGTGGCCGAATTGTCCGCCCTCACTGGCGGCCTCGCCATCGGACAGCGAGACAAAATCCTGAAGTGGGTCCACGGCCAAGGCGTCGCGATCCCGAACCTACAGAAGGCCACGATCATCAAGCTGCTAGGTGAGAACCCCATCCATGACGGCGAAGACCAAGACGACGAAGACGAAGGCCCCACTGTTGACGACGCATTTGATGAAACTCCATTGTTCGGAGTGCCAGACCACGTTCGACGTGTACTCGACATACGACGCGTCGCAGGATCGGCATCGATCAAGAAGCTCAAGGCAATCAGGGCCTGTCTCGGTAGCGATGGAAGGGTGCGCGGGGCCGTGCAGTATCATGGCGCAGGTACTGGACGCTGGGCCGGGCGCTTGTTTCAGCCCCACAACTTCCCGCGCCCGACACTGAAGCACGAGACGTGGAACGAGAAGACGCAGAAGATGGAGGCTGTCTCCGTCGATTGGCAGCTCGTGTACGAAGCCATCATGTCGGGCGACGCCGAGCACATCGCGCTTCTCTACGGTGACCCCATCGAGGTAGTGATCAGCGGCCTCCGCCACTGCATCATTGCGTCGCCCGGCCGCGATCTGAACGTCGGCGACTTCGCACGCATCGAGGCCTGCATCGTGTTGGCCTTCGCCGGCCAAGATGACAAGCTCGCCCTGCTCAACGATCCGAAGTCCGACGTGTATATCGATATGGCGCAGGTGATCTACGGCGTCCCGGTGGACAAGAAGAAAGACCCGGAGAAGCGCACGGTGGGCAAACAGACGGTGCTCGGCTGCGGCTTCCAGATGGGAGCACCGAAGTTCCAGAAGCAATATGCGCCGCACGAGAGCCTTGACTTCTGCAAGCGCGTGATCAGCGCCTACCGCCAGGAGTGGGCACCAGAAGTGCCGAAGCTTTGGTACGCTCTTGAGGAGGCCGCGTGCGCCACCGCCTGGGACCGCACTCCGCACGAAGCGTACGGCGTAGAATACCGGATCGAGGATATGTGGATGACGGCGCGTCTGCCGTCAGGTCGCAAGCTCTATTATGCAAACCCGACGCCGGTCAAGAAGGCCATGGTGTGGGATGAGACCGACATTCGCGCGGCGTGGACGTTTAACGCGCAGAAGATGGGGCGTTGGCGGATAATCGACGCTTACGGAGGTCTATTGACGGAAAATGTTGTGTCAGGCTCAGCGCGTGATCTACTGTCGCACGCCATGTTCAAATGCGAGCGCGAGAATTTGCCGGTTGTGCTGACGGTGCATGACGAGATCATCGCTGAACCCTTGACAGCGCACAGCGACGCGCATAAGCTGGAGCAGATAATGAGAGATCGCCCGCGTTGGGCCATCGAGCGGAATGTCCCGGTGTTCGCGGACTGTTGGTCCGGGGGTCGATACCGCAAGTGAGGGGAGATCGCCATGTGGATTATGGTTTGGTGGATCGTAGGCACTATCGCGACTGTCATCGTTGTGTGCACGGTGACTGTGATCGTGGTCGTAGTGCGGTGGCTGATGCAGGAAGTGACGAGCGCGTTGGACAAGTTTCTGTAGGCGAGGGCACTATGAAGATCATTTGGTACGACGTGGGCTCCGTCCTGGGATGGGCCACGAATGCGAGCGGGGATATCACCTATGGACATTTCGATCATTCAACCGCGCCTGCTAGACCCGCGCGGCTCTGGAGAACCTTCGAAAGTTTGGATGGACAGCTCCGGGGCATCATGGTGGACACCGTGGGTTTCGAGCGTCCCTTCGCACGCGGTCAAGCTGCAACGCGAAGCCTATGGGGCCAAGCTGGCATTATCGAGGCTGTTGCTGAACGGCGAGGTTTTCCTGTTCTCGACATGGACCCCTCCACCATAAAGAAGTGGGCGACGGGATCAGGCAAAGCTGATAAGCCCGAGATGATTGCGGCAGCCAAACGTCTTCTGTTGGAGGCCGACGTGTTCGCGCATATGGACGCGAACCCAAACGAGCACGAGGCCGACGCCATATGCGGCCTATTCTACGCCATCGAACAATGCAGGAGCAGCAACAATGACGCACAACACGGACAAGAAGACGGACGCGGAGCTGGTACACATGCTTCAGGTGAAGGCCGTAGAGGGAAGCCTCGCAAAAGCCGGGGCCGTGCTGGGAGTATCGACGGAAACACTGCGCCGGCAGCTCATACGAGCAAAGGCAAGAGGGCTGACGGCAAAGACAAAGCTGGTGGACCCGCTGCAAAAGGCAAACGTCGAGATAAAAATCCTCCAAAAAAAGCTCGCCGATCACGAAACCGAAAGTCTTGAAGCGGAGGATGTGCGCGAGGAGATATACAGCCTCAGCCGCGACCCGAGTGAGCCGCCGAAGTGGCTGAGCCCGCGCGGCACCATCGACAATACGCCCGGCGTCCCGATGACGATCTGGTCCGATTGGCATTACGGCGAAGTCGTGAAGCGCAACGAGGTTGATGGGCTCAACGAGTTCAATCCGAAGATCGCCGAGGAGCGCATCCAGCATCTGGTCAAAACGACGATCAAGCTGATCCGCAAGCAAACGCCGAAGCCGTTCGGCATCGTGATCAACCTCGGCGGCGACATGATCACTGGCGACATTCACAGCGAGTTGGCCGACACGTCGCCGATGCGCCCGCTCGAATGTATCGACAAGCTTCGTGGCATCCTGATTGCGGCGCTGCGCCAGATCGCAGACGCGTTCCCCGGTGCCCTGATCTATGTCCCCTGCGTGGTGGGCAACCATGGGCGCACGTCGATGAAGCCGCGCATGAAGTCCCGCGTCACCACGTCGTACGAGTGGAACCTCTACTGCCAGCTTGAGCGCTTCTTCAAAGACACGGGCGACACGCGCTTCACCTTCACGGTTGCGGCCGGCACCGACGTGCGCTACTGCGTGCTCGGGCACTGGTACTTGCTGACGCACGGCGACAGCATGGGCGTCAAGGGCGGCGACGGTCACATCGGCGCGCTGGGGCCAATCATTCGCGGCTTCATGAAGATCATCAAGTCCTATGCCAAGGTCGGGCAGAAGGTGGACACCGTGATCTGCGGTCACTGGCATCAACTCCACTGGCTCTTTTGGGGCATCGTCAATAACTGCCTCAAGGGCTACGATGAGTTTGCGAAGCTCGCGCTGCGCGCCGACTACACGGCCGCGTCGCAGGCACTGTGGTTCTCGTACCTCGGCTACGGGATCGCCCACCAGACGCAGGTCTACTGCGACCCGGTGAAGATGCCGAAGAAGCAACCGAACTGGCTGGTTGTGCCAGCCCAATAGGAGACGACGATGCAACTCTACAAGCTGCAACATGAAGTGTGTACGCGCTGGTCGCACGAGCTTGATAACCCGTGCCACCTGTCCGCGACCCCGAACCATTCGCTGCTCCACATCCTGAAGGCGGCCGGCAAAACGGCCACCGCTCTCAACGATGCAGAGCACGAGAAACGCGATCTGAAACCGGAGGAGGTTGCGAAGTACCTCGCCGATCTCGTGATCTGCGCGTCCCGATTTGCCGGCATCGTCGGCGTCAATCTCGATGCAGCCACCGAAGCGAGGCTCGCAGAGAAGTTCCCCGTCACCGCTTCGTAGCCTGGAGGTTCACATGACAATGTTCCCTCGTGACACTGAGACGCTGACGATCAGTCACGCTCAGAAGCATCAGCCGTGGACGGTGCCCTACACGCCCGGTGTCTATACTGCATTCGACCTGGGCTGGGTGCCGCACATCCTGGGCAGCCACGTCGCTCTGCACGTCGCGAAGACAGGCGGCAAACTTGCGGCGGTCTTCGAAACGCTCGACCACGGCGATGGCAAAAAGGCGACCGCGTTCATAACCGAAGATCAGATCAAGGTCATTCGCGACATGAGCGCCGATCTGGTGATCGAGGCCCTGCGCTTCGCCAACCTATACGGCTTCTCGTTGGCCGCGGAGTTGGATCGCCGCACGGGCGAAACCAACGGCGAAAGTTTCCCCGCGTGGGATGTTGCGGTGGAGCCATCCGCGGAAGACCGCTACTAAACGGAGGCCAAGATGATTTGGACCAAGGACTTCGACTGGAATAACGTCAGCGAGTTTGACCGCAAACAGGCGCTCGCGATCCTCGGAGAGCTGCGCGCTCCCGATCTGGTGATATCGCCGGATGGGAAGCCGTACCTCTATCGCTGGTGGGTGGTGCGGATGCCGGGCGCTGGTGGCTGCAACGTCTACTTCCATGTTCAGGTGGCGCATGATCCTGAGCGGCCGCTGCACGATCATCCGTGGGACAATCAGTCCGTGATCCTAAGCGGTGGCTACGGAGAACGCATCTGCATGAGCAGCGAACGGCCGACGCAACGGAACACGACGACATACGTGCGCCACAAGGGCGACGTAATATGGCGCATAGCCGCGTGGTCGCATCGTCTCTTTCTGCCGCCTGCTGTACCGTACACGATGACCCTGTTCTCGACGGGACCAAACGTGCGCAAATGGGGCTTCTGGTACGACGACCGTTGGATGCCCTACGAGGAAGTCACGCGCGTCGTTGACGGCGAAAGCGTTCACATCAAACCAACTGGAGACAGCAATGGGTAAATGTAATGCGGCGAATTGCTCGCCCACTTGCAACTGTGTGCAATATGATGATCCGCGGCACCCGTCAGAGATACCGCCGCCTGTGCGCATCGTTGGCAAAAGTCCCCTGCTTGAGGCCCCCTATGGGTCAGCGAAGGGCTTCATGGATCACCTGACGAGCGCTGAGCGCAAAACATATCCCATGTTCGAGGGGGCCATCGCGTATTTCCCCGACGCCATCGCCTACGTGTCGCACGTTTCGCACCGCGCGAACGAGCAGCATAACCCCGGTGAACCGATGCACTGGGCGCGCGAGAAGTCTATCGGTGTAGGCAACGAGATCGTGCGCCACCTAGTGGACAAGGGGAAACTCGACACGGATGGCCTACGGCACACCGGCAAACTGGCGTGGCGGTCGCTGGAGCTGTTGCAGCGGGAGATCGAGGCCGAGCGGGCTACTGCGCCGGCAGACAACCGGCCAAGGAAGCTCCCAAGTCCGTGATGCGCTGATCGCGCTGGAAGCGCCCAAGCAACAGGAGCCGCACCCGCTCGTCATGATTGGGTGCGGCTCTTAGTTTGTCGGCCGTGTCGTACCACGCCGGCTCCGGTGGCAAAGACCGCGCGCAGGGCACCGTCACCGGCACCTGAACCTCGACCGTGCGCACGATCTCCCGCGGGGCACCAGCGCAGCCGTATGCCATAACCAACACAAACGCGATGTATGTTGCCTTTAACATCCTATGCCTCGTCGTCTTGGGGAATGTGATCGGGTGGACCGGCGTCGTCGGCGTTGAACAATCCGAACAGGACTGGGCCAGCGTGCGGATCGGGGGCAATGCCGACGACGCGCTTTTCACCAACCACGGGACCGTTGTAAACGACGAAGCCATCGACGCCGTTCGCTTCCGAGATGCGGGCGCAGTCGCCCGTCACGTTGACCATGTGGTCAATGACTTCGTCCTGTAGATCGAGGCCGCCCTCGTTGAAGGCCTCGGCGGACGCGACGGCGGCGGCCTCGGTGAAGCAAACGACGCCCCAAACGTGGATAGAGGTTTGCGCCGCGGCCGGCTGGCTGACCAGGGCGGCGACGGCTAAGGCGCAGGCGGCTAAGGTCTTCATCGGATCGTCTCCAGAATAAGGGCATCGGCGACCGTGCAGGCCTCCGCAGGACCGTTGCCCAGGGGCTTCGCCAGTAGAGCCGCTATGTTGGCCTCCGTCAAGCGGCCGGCCTTCCTTGCGGCCTCCAGCGCGGCCGTACCCGCCGCCAATTGTACGCGGCTGGCGGTGTAGTATCGGGTGACCCATTCGTTCTGCACCTTGATGGACGCCTGGAGAACGCCATTGCTGGCGGCCAAGGTGCCGACGCGTTCCAGCGCCGTGTCACGCTCGCGGGTTACAGACGCCACTTCACGGCTGCTCGACCACCAGCCGACGCCGGCTACACCAGCCGCGACGGTCGAAGCCAGGAACAGCAGGCGCAAGGCAAGTGGGAGACCCATCAGCGCAGCTATCATAGCACAGTTCTCCCCCAGTGGGTGTAGGCGAGCTGGCGACGGAAGATTGCGCGGGGGTATCCGCGGTTCTCCCGGTAGGCCCAGTCGGCCCGAGCTGATTGTCCATCTACGTGCCCTTCCCATCGGCTGGGATCGCACGGCGGAAGCGCCCGACATTTGGCAATTTCTCTGTTGAGGTTGCCAGCTCCACCGTTATAGGAGCTGAGGGTGAAAGCCCAACGGTCTCGATCTGTAGCCGCGGTCGCCCGTGCTCGGTACAAATCTCTATCGTAGATAACAAGGGCACGTAGAGCCCATTGGGGATTGAATACGTTCGCCCCTCCAAGGAGATTTCCGTAACGCGCACTGATCCATGTCGCTGTTCCAGAGGTAAATTGAGCAAGTCCGCAAGCGTAGGGGCTGCACACATTGGGTCTCCAAGCGCTTTCTTGTTCGACTTGTCCAGCGAGCAGCGCGATTGGAGCGTCGAGCCCCCAATGCGCATGTGCCTCTCGGGTGAGATCGGCGCGGTACTGTCGGGCGGCCAAAGGCTCAGCACGGGCATACGTTACTGCAACCCACACAATAAGCGCAATTAAGATGACGTAGTACGCAACAAAGCCTGCCATGCGCAACAATGCTGCGGCGACTTGCTGCGTTGTACCCACGAAGGAAGATGGCTTCCTCATGCGCCACTCCACGTTTTGCCGAAGATCAGGGCGGCGCAACCAATCAGATATTGCATCATGGCGACGCCAAAGTTGTTGATGGAAAAATGCAGCGGGTCAAGAGCGAACTGGTAGATACCCATACCCATCAGCACTGTGCCGCCCACAAGCGACAACACACGAGCGTAATCGCCGATCTTGGCTTCCTCGTCTTCCGTTACAAGATGCTTGAGGAACTCGTTCACAGCGCCATTGCTCCAGCCAAGATAACCGCGGCCACGATCACCGCGCGTCGGATGGTGTCGGTGCGGTAGTCCTGCGTGTCGCCGGAACTGTCTTCGGGGCGACCATAGGGGGCTAAGCGGCGGTCTATCCAGTAACCCAGGTGCGCGAAGCATGTCACCAAGGCTCCTTTGTAGAGCACGACTGAGATTTGAGCCGGCGCAATCCAAGCGATGACGCCGAGCAGCACTAGGCCGCACAGCAGCCATTCGCCCATGCGCAACTTGTCTAAAAGATGTTTCATCGGATCACCATATTCCAAAGAGAGGAGACGCCGACCGCCACCACGGACGCAGCGCCCATAATCCATGACCGCTGTTTCTCCAGCTTGTCGATGCGTGTGTCGGCTTCTTTATGCAGAACGTCGTCCGCCGCGATGTGGGCTTTCATCGCTTCGAGCACTTGATCAAGTTTGCCGTCGATTTGGCCCAACTTGAAAGACACATCGTTCAGGTCACTCATGGCGCAGCCCGTAGTTAACGGTTGTGACCATCTTAACCCACACACTGCGCCCGGTCAAGCCGCCCTAGAACGCCGCCACTTCGGCCCATTGGACCGTGAACGAATAGATGCCGGTTCCCGCCGCAGGCCACACAGCTCTGTTGCGAATGACGAAGCCTTCGTTCTGTGCCAACACGAGCGGATGTTCGCCGCTCTCCATGCGCGGCTCATAGACCAGCGGGTTCGGCGCATCGGCATATTGAATGGTCGCCGAGGGAACGATCTGCGCCCCATGTCCGCCCATGCTCTGCGCGAATGGGTGAGCGTCGAGCGTAGTGGCGGCTGTCAGAGCGGCCGTGGTGGAGACGTTGATCTGCGCCAGCGATGTTCCCATGTTCGTCCGCAGCGCCGCGTTGTCGCCCGTGAGCGTCAGTGTGGTGCCGCCGCCACCAGCCGCGAACGAACGCGCGATGAAAGCGTCGAGCCCGAAGTCGGTGATGGTGCCGGCCGTGAACCGGGTCAACGTGAGGAACTGGGTCTTGATGCTGGTGATAACCGCGAACCGCGTGGCGTCCGTCCACTTGAATTGCAGCAATTGTGCATTGGCTGCGAGCGCTGCGGCCAAGGTACCCGTGCTGACGCCCACGCGGTAATGTCCAAGCGATCCATGATCTGCTGGTTTGATGATCGTGTGGAGGCCTTTTGCTGCGAATGCCCCAACCTCGGCAATAGAACCGCCTGCGCCTTGAATTGGAAGTGCCATCGTCGTAACTCCTCTTTATATCCATTCCCAGGCAATCGTCCATTGCCCATAGAGGCGGGTGCCTCTGTTGTAGTTGTCGTTTGGTGCTCCAGCGCCGTTGCCGGCGTAGGTCGTCCCCGAGTTGGCCTTGTTGCCTCCTTGGCCGTAAGCATTGGGCGGCTTCTCGAATAGCTCCGACGTGTTGAAGCCATGTATCGTGAAGCCTGTGCCGGCAACAATGTCAGCCGCGAATACCTTTAGCGTCTCCACCATATGTTCATCGGCCGTATGGTCGGCAGTCGCCACCGGCCTGATCCATGCCTTGACGATTGAGCCGGCCACTATAGCAGCTTGGCCTGTAACCGCAACACTGGCGTGCGATGACCCAGGGAAAGCCCCGAAATCGAGGATAGCTGTGCCCGTTGTGGGTCCACTGCCTCCGCCACCGCTCGCAGCGTTGAGCGTGGTGCCGCTCATGGTGAGGTTGGTGCCGAGGGTAATCTCCTCCACGTCTCCAGCGCCTGCGGCTGAGCCGCGGCCAAGAAGCTTCGAGATCGCCGATACGTTCTGCATCTTCGCGTAGGTTACAGCGTCGTTGGCAATGGCGGTTGCATTGGACCCGGCCGCTGCCGTCACGTCACCCGTGAGGGCCGCACGCTGAAGAAGTGGCGTCGCGTCCACATAGACTATGGACGCATCGACCATTGCGCCCACGGCGTCCTGCGCCTTCTCAGTTGTGAACGCATCGGCTAAGGCAGCATAGGCGGCGTTGCCTTCGGCCGGCGTCAGAAACAGAGCGTCGCCTTCGGCCGCGGTGAGATACTGAGGGTGCGGATCGCCGGCTGCCTCATGCGCTACTATAGCCGCGGCGGCTGCGCCGATGGCGTCATAGGCAGCGTTGCCCTCGGCCGGCGTTAGAAACGTCGCATCCATGAACGTGGCAATGTCGGCTCCCGTTACTCGGAAGTTCTCCCAAATGGTTCCGTTGAACCGGGATATGCGAACCACATCGGCGGCAGCAAACGGTGCACCGTTGTTTTCGCCGGATGCTGTTGTATCGACCATGGGTTACTCGCGCAGCTCGATGGTGCCGTCTTCGCGCAGCTCACGGCTGCCATCTTCGCGAAGCTCAGCGTTGTTGGCCCCAGCGCCTCCACCGTCCGATACCATGTAGATGGTCATGAGACGGCCGGCATTGGCTACAAAGCCGCGAGTTGGGGTATCAGCCACGACACTATCTCCCTAGCAGCCAGTCGATGGCGGCCTGAACCCAGCCCCACGCCTGGGCTTCGGCGACCGGCACCGCGGCCAAGGCCTGAAGCTCGGGCGGCAGCTCCTCCGCACGCACGATGCCCTTGGCTACCAAGTGTTCTATCAACAGCTCCAGTTCGCCTTTTGGGGCCACTACGGCAGCGATATCAAACGCGTCGATGATAGCCTGCGCCTGCGTAACGAGGGGCAACGTCGGCTCCGCAACCCAGTCGATACGCCACGTAGCTTTATCGTCTTCACGGCCAAGGCTTACGCCGTGGATTATGCATCCAGCGGCACGGAGTTCTTTATCTATGGCGGCGGCAATGGACATGGCGTCGATCCTTACATTGGAAGTGATAGGCGCATGGTGCCGCGGGCGTCTGTTCCTGCTCCGCCCGTCGTGTTATTGCGCCACGTTGCTGTTGCGCCGCTTCCCTGTTCCAGAGGATAAACTGTGTGGAAGCCGATGCCTCCTAAAATAGAAAGAGCGGCAAATGCGCTGATAAATTTATTGATGGTGTTTGAAGCGACCCACGTTGCTGACGACTGCGCATGGAGGGCCGAGGTTGTGTCGAGCCCGAGACCTATCACAGCTTGGTCAGCCGTAGAATGTGATGCGGTCATATCCGTCGTTGCGCTGAAAGCGTCTTCATCAAGACCGCACACATAACTAATTCCGTTGTTGGCGTTGTTGTTTCGCGCCCGCCACGTCACTGTGTTGTACGTCCACGTTGCAGTGCTGTCCCGATTGGTAGAAGCTACATCGATGCGGTTATAGGCATTCCACACATCAAGGCGATTGGCTGCTCCGCCAGAGGCCGCGGCTGGAGCGAATAGCATGTTGCAAGCCGGCGTAGCATCAGTGCGGATGGTGCCAACATAGGTGCCGAGGCCGGCACCAGGACCATTGGTGATCGCGAAGGCATTCGTCCAGAGGCCGTTGACGCGGGACAACTCCGTTGTGCCGGCTCCTGTGCCGCGCGCTGTGTCGCTTGTCCACAATGGGCCACGCGTGCACCGCAGGGTGCCGCCATCGTTCCACACGAACATATCGTAATTGCTGTTGGCCGCGGCAGCCGCTGGGCTCTTGGCCGTGTCGGATAGCGCCTGCGACAACTCCGCAAACTGCGTCATCGTCCACGTACTGCCGTTGTAGATCGGCACATAGTCGCCAACGTACGGCGTATAGTATATCGTCGCTGCTCCAGTCACATCGGTCGTGAGTACCGGAACCCCTGTAGTGAGCGTGAGGCGGCCTTGTGGTGCACCCATTTCTTCTCCTCCACCCGGAGCTGCGCCGCCATCGGCCTCCAGATAAATCATCATAAGGCGGCCACAGTTTGCAATGAAGCCGCGTGTGGGGTTCCCCGCCATGGAGATGCCCCGTTATTCTGGCGGCAACTGCGCCCGCAAACCGGCGAGTGCCTTCTCGTACTTGGCCCTGGCTTCAGAAGCTTCCTCGCGCAGCGCTTCGGCATACTCGGACGCCTCGGCGGCGACCTTCGTAAGGCGAGCCACATCTTCCTCGCGGCCAAGTACGGCAGCTTCGCGAGCCGCCACGTCGGCATCTTTGACGGCGATCTTCGACTGCCACTTGGCAACCTCGGCCGCGTGCTGTGCCTCTTGCGTCGATAGAGCCGAGGCCGCATTTCCAATCGCAACCTCCCGCTCTGCCAACAGCGCAGCGTATCCGGTCAACTGCGCAGCCTCGGCGGCCGTTGCCGCGGACTTAGCTTCCGCTTCCTTCACGACAGCCTCAGCCTCATCGCGAACCGTCTCCAGTTCGTTCAGCCGCTCGGTTGCGGCCACAGGATCAGTGATCAGTGCCAAAAGGGCAAAGACCCCGGCTTCGGGCGTCGCAACTGCCGGATGTGACGTTAGGTTGATCATCGGAGCCTCTTACGTGTTGGTGATGAATGAAGCTTTGTAGTCGCTCGGTCGCGGCTGCGGAAGCTCGAAGTATTCGGTTTGGCTGGCTGCCAAGCGCATGTTGTTCACGGTGGCAACTGGGGCAGCGCCGAAGGCAACGGACGCGATGCTGTCAACATGCACACGCACGAACTTCGTGGCCGCGTTGAAGACGGCCGACGCTGCTACGCCTGCCGTGTAGTCAACGGTCTGCTCAGCCAAGGGCGGCACCGGAGCCATAGTTTGGTTGTTGCCATTCCTGATGGGCATCGAGGCGAACTCGGCGATGTATGCTTTGGTCATGGTGATCTCCTGTAGCCTGTAAGTTTACGATGGCAACCCTAGGCTGTCAATGGTTAAGACTGAGCATAGTAGTCGCAATTTCCAATCACTACCATGCCACTATCGGCGGCAGGGGCAAAAGACGAGCTAATAATCCCGACGTGCGTGGCTGTCAGATAGGTCGCCCGCGCCTCGGTCAAGTGAGTAATCCAGAATATGCCGTCGAAGCTGTACTCGAAGATGTTGTTTGTGCCGTTGTCGGTGATGCGGAACCAAACGGGGCCACGGTTGTCCACCGATCTGTTTGTGCCAATGGTGGCAGAGAAGGTGGTCGTGTTCGTGTGTCGCTGTGTTGTGATCAGCGGAGCTGTGTTTATGGACGCGTTGTCTGAGCCCAACTTAATGGACGAGAAGGCTGTGCCATTGGTGAGACCAAGGCCGATGCGGGCAGACGTGCTGCGGGCGTTCGCCCAAAAGCGGGCCGTAATGGTCCACGGCGTTGAGCCCGGCACCGCTTGGCCGCGGAAGGCAACGCTGTCTGTTGACGTAGCGCCACCAGCCTTTGCCATTGAGTAGCCGAAGCTGGCATCGTACGTGATGGTCGCAGGTTTACCCGCGTCTTCGTAAGACTGCGAAAGGGTGCTAGTTGAGGGCGGACTAAAGGGGCCTCCGCCTCCTCCACTAGCTGCGGCCCATGCGGGGTCTGCGCCAGACCCGTTGGTTTTTAGGAAATGTCCGCTGGTGCCTGGAGCAAGCGCTTGCCACGCTGCGCTGTCGCGGTAGATGATGGCACCGTGGGTGCTGCTCAGGCTGTCGAGATAAGCAGATACGCCCGCATCGATCTGCTGTGATACGCCACCGGGGCTAAGGCCAATCAGGCGGCGCAGGGTATCAATCGTCATCATCTCGGGTTTACCGACGCCCTTGGACGCGCGGCCGAACAGTACCCCGCTGGGGGTCTTCTGGCGAATGCCGCGAACGCGATTAGTTGCCATTGGAGGCTCCGTCGATGATCTTGGTTCCGGTCTTCGCCATCAGGATCATGCTCCCGTAGATCGCGTCGATCTGTTTGAGCTTCTCGTCGTTCGTGAGTTTCTTGTTCTTGTTGATCGCGTCGATGACGGCCGACTGCGAGGAGATGGCCTCCTTGATGGACGCGAGCCGCAGGAACGAACGGTTGTCGAGCATCAGCTCCCGCATCTCTCCTGCGTTCTGCCGGCGCACGGCGAGGAACCAATCGCGGCCCTTGCTCTCGACCTTCTTCATGGCGTCGTAGAAGTCCTGCACGGACTGAGCGCCTGCGCCGGGGTGACGGGCGATGAACGACTTGACGACCGGCACATCAGCGATGGTCCACGGGTGCGCCCGCGGCTTGAACGGTGCTTCGAGGGCCTTGAGGATTTCAACGGGCACAGGGCCAGCCCAACCACGGGCGAGGTTGTCGATCATGATCGGCGACATGGCATCCGGGAGACCCACATCGAACCGCGCGAGTAGCCCAACGTCGGGAGACAGCCAACGACTGATAGCCTTCGCGGTCTCGGTCGTGTCGGGCGTATAGCGCATGTATCCCGAGGCGGCTTCGAGCGACGCCGGCACCAACGGAGAGTTGGACACTGCACGCGTGTTGGCGACGCCCTCGTAGATCGGGAGCACGAGCGCCGGGATGAAGCCGGGGATCACGAGCGCCGCGAAGCTCTCGTGCCAATCCTTGAACGCGCGAGGGTCCTTGAGGAACGTGGCGTCGAGGCCGCGCTCCAGCACTGCGCCGAAGAAGCCGCTCGTGTAGGGCTTCAGCGGGAGACGCAGGCGGACCCCTCCGATGGGCGGCAGCACGAAGCTGTTCTCGCGCTGCCAGCGCGGCAGCTCGCGATAGGGGACATAGCCAGGGTTCTTAGCGCGGAAGTCCGCATCGTTCTCGTACATGCTGTCGTAGACTGTGTTCGCGATCCACGTCAGCGCGGTCGGGATCATGATCCACTTCGCGATCTTGATCATCGTGGAGACCGGACGCTCGCGGAACGCGCGGCCAAGCTGTGCAATGTCCAGGGTGGACGTGCGCAAGAACAGCGTGGAGCGGTGCCACGAGTTGACGACTGCGAGGCCGGCCTTCTCGGACACGTCGATGGACGACTTGCGAGCCTCGGACCCCGACTTGATGGAGCTTTCGTAGACGCCCGCGCGCTCTACGCTTTGGTAGTAGCCAACGGCCTGCGCCGTGTACAAGCGGTCCTGCAAGGCGCGCATGGCTTCGACCGGATGCCGGAAGAAGTTCCACGCGTTGCTGTAGGTGTGCGTCTGATCGAACGTCGTGTTGATATCCTCGACCAGCGGAGCAACGTCCATGCCGAGGAAGCTGCCACCCGTGGCCCCCTTTGCAACGGCGTCACGATAGGCCGGCGTCTCGAAGACCACGTCGCGCAGGGCCTGGAAGAACGACGAGAACGGAGCGCCGCCGTAGGGCATATTGACGGTGCGCGAGATTTCACCGCGCGCAATCGACCGTGCCGGGAAGTCTGGCGACGTGATGACGCCCAGGCGTGCGAACTTCGCAAACTCTCCCATGATCCACATGGCCGCATTCATCTCGGGAGCATCGCCCGGCGCACGCAGGATGCGCGCAAGCTCATGATCGTTCGTCTCCCACACTTCGGCGCGGCCGTTGCGGTAGTAGATGAATTGACCGGGGTTGCGGTGCGGGTCGATGGAGCGCTGAACTGCGATGCCCTCGAAGGGGCTATCGTCGGCCGGGCGCGGAGGATGCCGGCTGTCGTACACGACGTTGCCGTCTTCATCCAGAACCTCGAAGCGCGGGCGATTGGCGTCCTCGATGCGGCGCATGGTCGTGTTGAGCCCGAGCCCGGCTGCGGCCAAGTCTGCGTTGACCTGTTCGACGCGGCCGATCACGGAGCCCACTGCGCGGTTGCGGTCAGCCATGGCGACGATGAAGTGCAGGTTCTCGATATCCGCGACGGTCGGCGGAAGGATCATGCGCTCGGAGCCCTCGATGCGGCGCACGGGCATCTTCGTGTTGAAGCCGCGCGTCTTCCCCATGTAGGTCGGGTTGTAGTTCGGGTCCATGATGCGGCGGAACATGATGTGCGAGGAGTTGGCGGCCTTCATCTCCGCAGCGCCGGCCTCGCTGAAGAAGCCGCTGTCTCGCGCGTAGTCAATGACGTTGTTCTTCGCTTCGTTCACGACGCGGTTGGCTTCGCCGTAGATCGGGCGGCCCTCGGTCAAGATCGCGTTCGCTTCCATCAGATCGAAGCCGGTCTCGATGCCGCGCTCGCTCAGCTCGACCACGCGAGCCGCCACGCGGTAGCCCTCGAAGTCCTGAAGGTTGCCGCCGTTCTCGCGCACAACGTCGTACGCGGAGAGATAGGAGGGAGCGCCGTTCGGCTCAAGCGTGATGGCGTCGAGGCCACCCCAGCGCATGAAGTAGCGGGCGCGCGGCGCAGACGCGTAGGTCTGGCGCAGCATGTCTTCGATGCCGAGGTCGTCGGGGCCGATCTGATGCTCCACGTCGAACGTGCGGCCAGCACCCAGCTCGGACACGAACTGACGGTAGAGCAGCCGCGGATTGAACAGGTTGCGCCAGCCGCGCTCGGGGCGCTCGCCGATGCGGCCTTCGAGGAAGCGGCCGATGCGCGTGCTCAGCGTCGGATGAATGCGCTCGTCCGTGATCTTCGGGCGAATGTTGGGACCATCGGGCGGAATGATATCGGGTCCACCTGGAGGAGGCGGCGGAGGCGTACGTCCGCCACCAGGAGGCGTTGCGCCACCACGTCCACCGGACGCGGCTTCTTCGCCGCCAGGGGGCACCCAGCCCTTCTCTCCGCGCTTCGGCAGATTGCGCTCGGCGATGGCAATGTACGGCTCCAGAAGCTTCGCATACTTTGCGGCGAATAGGGGCATCTTTCCCCGCATCGTTGGATTGCTGATGTAGGTGGCAATCGCATCGGCGAACAGCTCGGCCGGCTTCAGCATGTGCTTGGGAGCCATATCCCACAACTGCGGGCGATAGACCTTCGAGGCTTCCTGCATCTCCAGCCGCAGCGGATCGACAACGCCGGGCGTAGCGCTGTCGTTGAATGCGCGAGTGTGCAGGCGACCCAGCGAATAGTCGATGGCGTGGCCGACTTCATGATAGATGATCTCGTAACGCCCGAGGCCGTACCAGCGGCGGTTCAGCTCCTCGGCCGTGTCGGGAATAAACACCGACTTGCGCGTATGGTGATAGTGCGGCGTCTCGATGATGTTCGGGTTTTTTTCCGCAGAGACGGTCTCTGGATGGCCCACTATGAAGTTGAAGCCAGCACGCTTGCCGAACGCTTTCAGGTAACTCGCGATGGTCGTTGTGTCGGGCACCAATCCGCCGCCCTCGGTCTGGCGGAACGCGGTGCCGGCGATGCGGTCGAGAAACTCAGTGCGGCGGTCGCGGTCGCTCGACGCCATGCCCTCAACGTCGGGCGGCATATCGTCACCGTCCGGGTGCTCGTAGCCGCGCTTCTGGATTTCGGCGATCTGCTCATCGGTCAGGTCGCGGTTCGACACTGCGTCCACTTGCTCCTGACGGCGGCGCAGATAGGCTGCATACTCCAGCATGTCAACGGCGGACATGTCGTCGGCCTTGATCATGGCGTCGTACTTCGCGTCTTCCTCAGCCAGTATCTTGCGCGTCGCTTCGCGGACGGCGACACCGTTCACAGTCACGTCGTCGTTGGCCGTGCGGCCGAACACGTCGGAGCGCGGAACGGGTCCAGTGTCGGCATTGGCTCGCATGTCGTCGGGGTGCATTCCCGTGCGTGCGTAGATATCGCGAAGGTTGCGCTCGACCATGCGGCCGGCGTCCGTCAGCGCAATGCGCGCGTTGGGCGCTGAGCCCACGACTTTGTATCCGGCATGGAGGCCAACAACAAGGGCGCTGGCGGCTGCAAGGTCTTCGACGCTTGGCACTTTGCCTTCTATGGCTGCGCCCATGGCGGTGCCCGTGGTCGCCTGTGTGATCAGATTGGTGCTGGTCGCAATGGCGGCGTTGCCAGTTGCCCTCAGAACCTTTTCGCCCGTCTGTCCGCCGATGCCGGCAGTGATGGCGTTGATTGCGCCTTCCTTGTGCCCGGCGAGCGCAGCGCCCGTCAGCAGGCTCCAGAAGTCGCGGAACGTGGTGACTTCGCCCTTCTCGTAGCGGTCCATCAGTGCGCGGCGCAGGTAGCCTGGAAGGAAGCCGCCGCCGTACAGTGCACCAGCGGGAGCACCAATCGCTGCGCCGGCCGCGGTGCCTGCGCCGGGAACAACGGAGCCAACCGCTGCGCCGCCGCTTGCACCTGCAACAGCGCCGCCCGCGGTGCCGAAGATGATCGCGGGAGCATCGCCGACGACTTGGCCGGCCATGCCGAGGATCGCGCCGAACATGCCGGCGTTCTCGGGCATCACAACGTCGGGTTTCCCCATCGCGAGACCAGTGACCGATTGATCGAGCCCGGCCTCGAAGAACTCAAGAGCCGTCGAGGCGACGCGCTTCTCGGGCGGCACATTCAGATCGTGCTTGGTCTGAAACTCCCGAACCTCGGGCGCAAGATCGGGTTTGCCTTCGCCCCAATACTGAGCGATGGCATTTTCGTCGTAGCCGCCAGCGCGCAGCGCCGCAGTCGCTTGGCCCTTCCATTCGTCGGCCTGCGTGGTCGAGAAGCCGCCGTCGAGGAGTGCGCGGTACTTTGTGTTGCCTTCGGAGTTCATTAGAGCCCGAGCCTCTTGAGGTAGTCGCCGGGACTTTCACCCGACTTAGCACGCGTCGCGGCGGGGGTGCCGCGCTGAGTGTTCATGTGTTGCATCTCCCGCTCAAGGGCGTCCGCGAACGCCGCAGCCGCCTTTGCCGTCTTGAACTTGCGGAAGTATTCTCCAGTGTTCAGATAATGGTCGATTGCCTGATCATCTGTCAACTTCTTTCCGCCGATCATGGTCGGCAGCAACACATGCACATCTGCCAATTCGCCGGTAACGGGGTCCTTCTCGGCGAAGCTCCAAGACTTGGTAATAATATGGCTCATGGAGCCATCCGCGTTCTGCACGGGCGGATACTTGTTGAAGTCGAACGGGTTCTGCACATGATCGGTCGGATCGTTTATGGGCGGCTCAATCATGTCCGCGAGGCCCTCGGCCGCGAAGGCCGCATCGGGGCCAAGATCGACGCCGGCTCCCTGCGTCAGGTTCTCCGGGAACCCGCGCACGACTGGGGAATTGGGCATCCAGCGTTGCGGCGCTACGCGAGGCAGCGGGGCAATTGGCTGATTGAGCTGCCACGCCTGCAAGCTGTCCGCAATCTCCTGCCCCGAGCGCTGATAGCGCGGGAGGATGCTGCGGATGCGCTCCTTGATCTGTTCCATCGGCACCTTGGCGTTTTGACCGTCGCGGAATATCTGGCGGGCCTGCTCCTCAAACTCCTTCAGGCGCTGGTTGCCAGTCGTGTCGATGACGCCCAGCGGTCCACCCGAGCGTGAAATGGTCGTGGTGTAGCCATCGATGAACTGCTCGATATCTTTGCCGGCCTCGCGCTTCGTCGGATCGTCTTCCCCGGTGATCGCCTGGAACAGGTTCGTGGCGGTCGCAGGAGAGATGAAGCGGTTACCCGTGGCGGCCTGCACTTCGGCGACCGTGAGCTTGTCGGGGTCTCCAGGCGCAAGGTACGCGCGCTTCCACAGATCGCCGAGCGTCGGCTGATCTTCCTTCCAGGTGTCACCGTTCGACGCATCGAGCAGCGACTTTCCGTAGTTGATCATGGCGCGCTTCGCGGCAACCTGCTCGGCAGTCTCAGCCGGCAAATCCTGCGCGTCCTTGAAGAAGCCCGAGTATAGGCCGAGCCCCTTGTCCGTCACTGGCTGTTTGTTGAGGATCGCGTTGGACGCCGCGGCGAACGTGGCTTCCTGATCGCGCCGTGCCTGCGCAGCCGCAGCGTTGGCCTCAGCCGCAGCCGTGGCGCGGGCCGTGCGGATGTTCGCCTGGAGCGTTTCCTTGTCGCTGGCATCCAAGTGCGCGTCGAGGCTGGTTCCGTTGAGCAGGTTCTCGGCGGCGTCGAATTGACCTTTGTCCGCCATGCCGGTGACTGCGCCCATGGCGATCTCGCGGCGCATGTCTTTGCCGAGCGTCTTCAGCGTAGCCTGATCCACAACGCCGCGGACGCGCACGCCGATCTCATAATCCTCGGCCAAGGCTAGAGACTGTTCAAGGTTGCCGGGGTTCAGCTTGGCGCTGTTGGAGAGCATGTTCTTCGTCGTGTTATAGTTCTTCTCCTCGGCGACGCCCGAGAGGTTGGCTTGCTTCGCGGCCGTGTTGACCTTGAAGTTTGCTTCGAGCCCGGCGCGGGCTCTGTCGTACATGACGCGACCGAAGCGCGAGCTGATGCTCTCGCCGATCTTGTCGAGCAGCGGCGTCATCTCCGTATCCAGAAACCGCTGTCCGACTGTTTCGTCGTTCGGGTCCGCGGACAGAAACGCCTTCTCCTGTGCGACCGTCAACGCAGCCTGCGCCTCAGCCATGGCGGCCGTGACCTTCGTGGCCTCGTTCTCTTTGCCGCGCTCGACCAGCGCTGCACCGAACTGCTCGATGGGCTGCGATATGTTCATCCCGAAGCTGCCTTCGCCCGCGTACGTGTTGGGCTTTACCGGCGCAGCCTGCGTGGACTGATAGGGGGTCAATTGTGGCATTAGAATGCTCCGCTTGACAGAATGCTTGATGCGCCCTTGAGAACGCTGCCGAGGATGGCACCGGAGCCTTCAGCCTTTGCCGCAGCAGCCTGAGCCTCGTAGCCTCGCGCCGTCTGTTCGCCCTGGTTCCTGCGCAACTGAAGATCGAGCGCGATGTTGGATGCGCTGTTCCGCAGGATGGCGAGCGCTGAGCCCGAAGTCTTGAGGCCCGACGATCCTGCGCCGGCTTGGATTGCGCCCTGCGCCTGGAAGCCCGCGCGCTCGATGCGCGACAGCTCCATCTCGGTGCCGGCACGCGACAACGCAGCGGCCTCCTTCGCGGATTTCTCCGCAGCCGCTGCTGCTTTCTTTTTCCCGATGCCGCCGATCAAACCGCCGATTGCACCAATGGCTGCGCCCGCGAGTAGCATGTTATTCGTCCTGTGTTGAGAGGAAGCCGCCGACTGCCGTGATTGTGCAGGCGTATGGGCGATTGAGCCTCCAAGCTATTTTGCCTTCGGTGTCGTAACCGCCATCCATCTTGCCACGGATGATGCCAGTATACAACTCCCCCAGGGCCAACGCTGAGCCGTCCGCATTCTTCATGGGGGCCGGGCGCAGGCTGGCGTCGAAGTCGATGCCCACATCTAGCCCCAGGGTGCGGTGGGCGTGCAGGGAGTACTTGTGAACGCGGCGTATCTTGGAGAACGCGGGGCCACTGGCGGCCCCAGCATCGTTGCCATAGTCAGGGCGCAGGAGTTGGCCGCGGCTCTCAAAGGTGACGCCGATCACGGCGGGCACCGTGTAGTAGGGGCACACGCCATCAAGACAGCCGCCGCCCAGGTCCACAAAGGTTATGCCCGATGCGCCATAAATGGCCGGGTCATCAATCGACTGCAACAGCGCCAGGGTGAAGCCGGTAGTTGTGCTGAACGGCACCACGATTTGGCCGCTGGACCCTACGAGGTAGTCGCCGAAGTCGATGCCGCCAACAAACACGGTGACGGTTTGTCCGCGGAGGGGCCATAGGCCGTAGAACGTGACCTCCGTCTGCGGCTCATCTATGGTGACGCCCTGCGGAACGACGCCGCTATCCACGAACCACTGCGCCCAATTCTCGGTGTCATCCTCGAAGATAGGCGACAAGATTTCCACGAAGTATACGTCGCGGGCGTACTGCGGATCGTTGCCACTCGATATCTGCCACAGCGCTTCACTGAGGCCGCCAAGCGAAGCTCCGTTGCTGATGCTCGTGGTCAAGCGGTCGCTCGTGCTCCAGCCCAGGTTCACTTCATGCCACGCCGCGTAGTATCCGGCTTCTTCATCGCGCTTGTAGGCTGCGCCGATCAGGATGCCGTCAGTGCGCCGCGCCCACACCATCGGCACCGGCTCAGGCTGATAGACGATCTCCAAGAGGCCCGAGGCCGTCAGGTGACGCCCTGTGACGGACAAGTGCGCGGCCTTGTAGCCGGGTTGCCCCACATATCCCCATTCCATGATCTTGCGCTTCGCGAGCTGAATGAACAGCATCTTCGAGGGAACGCGCACGGCCTCGGCGTCGAAGCACTTGTACTTGGACACGCGGCGGAAGTCGAAGTTGCTCGGCGAAATAGGATCGTTGTTTGCGCTCGCACGGCCGCGCCATTCGCCACCTTCGGACCCGACGTAGATGCCGTCGTCGTCCGTGAGTATCCACGTTGCCGAGTTGCGGTCTTCCGAGTTTGCCTCGGCCGAGATGGCGTTGTCGTCCGCCACGGTCCCATCAGGCAACGTCGGCTGAAAGTCGAAGAAGCCGCGCAGAGAGTTGCTCTTGCTGCTGTCAATGCGGTTCTTCACGACGCTGCCGCCGAGCCACATGCGACCGTCGTGGAAGGCTCCAAACTTGGGCCAACCAGTCGTGTCGCTGAATAGGCCGAGCTGCCACATGGCGCGCGGCGTATGATCGGGCAGCGCGTCGCCGTCGATGCGGAAGGTGACGCTGGTCGTGCTGGCGCGTGCGGTGATGGTGCCCCAGGTCCACAGCGCCGCGTCGGTGGCGAACGCCCACTTGGTCACATCGCGCTCGGGGGTGATCGCGGTTGCCGGCACAGCCGTCAGCGCGACGAAGTACTGATCGGTGTACTTGACCAGATCGCCGGCCGCATACGTCGTGGCCGAACTCCAGGCCGCGGGCTCCCACAGCAGGCGGATCAGGCGGCCCACGTCGGTCGCCAAGAAGCCTTGCCCATCGTTGATGCCAGTGGTGGCCGACGCCACAAGGGTGACGGAACCACTGACGGCGCTCGGGTCAAGCGTGGTCGTGACGGTTGGGCCAGGGTGATCGAGATAGGGTCCATCAATGAACGTCTTTGCGGCCCACGCAAATGGCGTAAGCGCTACGCCGGTTGCAGTGACTTCCTGCGGGGCGAAGCCAGGATTGAAATAGATGACACTGTCTTCGCTTTGCAGCTTGCGAGTGTTGGCCCAAGTCGTGGTCGTGTATGGCGTCACGACCTCGAAAATCTTGCTCACGAACGTGTTGTCATCGTTGTTGTCGAACGCGAGCAAGCTGCCATCTACGGCCGCGTTGGAGATGGCGTCCGCGATTGTGAACGTGCTGGCACCAGTGACCGTGATCACGAACTGCCGATTGCGCAGCAGCGGCGCATTGCCGGGCGTAGTGCCGGGCGTATCGTTGAAGCGGAACATTACGTGATCGCCAGTAGCCCAGCCATGAGCGCTGTCCGTGGTCACCACAGCCGGCGACGCTGTAGAGATGGAGGTCAACTCCACTTCGCCGACAAGCACGGGGCCAGAGCCCAGGAAGAAGCGCGCGTACGATGTGCCAAGCTCGACCTGATAGGGTGCAGAGACAGAGAACGCGAACTCAAGAATTTGCGCCGCGTTGCCGCCCTTGGTGTGCGCCACCAAGCGGGTGCCAGAGCGCCGCGTCCATGCGCCCTCCTCCAGAGCGTAGCTGTTGAGGCAGCGGTTCATGGCCGTCTTGTAGCGCTCGCTGTCCATGCGGCCCTGCGAGTAGCTGGACCATTCGCCGCCTAGAAAGCTGGTTTGGATGAATGAAGCGTTGGGCATTTTGTCCTCCACTAATGCACGTAGCCGAACCCGTAGTCTCCACCTGATCGGCACGTAACCCATTCATCCTCGGTCGGCTCAATGGATTGGTACGCCTCTATGGCGTTCACTAGGCGAGCATCGGCAATGGCAGTCTTGTACTTTGCGTCGAGCACATTGTGCTTCACGTTAGACTGCGTGATCTCGTCGGCGGTCTCCGACGCCATGCAACAGGCCAGCGCATCGCTGAACATCACGTCGTAGCGCGAGGCGTAGGCTTCGTCGCGGATATAGCGCAGATCGATCACGGGTCCCGAGTTGCTGGTCACTATGAGGTTGCCCTCGACAAGCGCATCGTCAAACCACTGCGGACGTTTCGGATCGAGTGGAGCAATGCGCAGAAGATCGCGCGGCTTCACATAGGAGTGCTGGCGGCCGTGGAGAGGGGCGCGGTAGATAGTTGGGGCCGTGGTGGCTACCTGGATTTCCTGCCACTCATCTCCCGTCACCGGAGTTACGCCGGCAGTCGTGGCCGTCTTCGCCAAGAAGAATGTAGCGCCGCCGATGCAGACAACTTCGCCGCGGAAGTAGGAGGTTTCGTCGTCCCACTCTGACGCGATCAGGGGGCCGCGCCACACTTCCCAGTATTGGGACGGCGCATCGATGGTAGCGGTCGCAGGAGTTTCGCCCGTGCTCCCTTCGAGAGCGATGTACGTTTCCCCGCTGAGGCCAACAACTTCGCCGTTGCCGTAGGCCGTGAGTATGTTCCAGTCGAGAGGTACATAGGAAACGTCCGTTTCTGCTACGACGCGTAGCACAGTGCGCGTGGTCGCGAACGCCCAATAGTTGCGGCGCAGTTCGCGTTGGCGGAGGGCGTGGTACACGTTGTCGAGCGCGGCTCGCGCGGCGCTGTTCTCGGTCAACGACAAGATGCGGCCCGAGGCCGATACGCCGAGCTTTCCGAGAGCGAGATTGTAGATAGCGAGCTTCGTGGTCATTGCGGTCTCCTATGCCGACCGCGCAGGTTACTCCACGAGGTTGTTGGTCGGCGAAGTCGTAATGTACTCGTAGATGCGGTCGAGCGCAATCTTCAGGTCTTTCTTTGTCCAACCCGACGCGCGGTTCACGACGATCTCCAGATTTTTGGAAGTCGTGGACGCAGCTTCCGTCACGAAGGTTTGGCCGGGTTCACCGCGGCTCAGTCCATAGAAGCGAGAAGCCATGACAGTCTCCTTTGAAGGCGGTAGGGGCGGCCGGCTTTACGAGGCCTGCGCCGCCCCCGCCTGACCCGGCCCGGTCCCCCACGCCTGGGGAACCAGCGGCCGGCGCGTTCAGATTACTTCGTCCATTCGGCCGTCAGATCGATGCTCACGGGGCCACCGTTGCCGGTGGTCGTGATCGTGAGCGAGATCGTGTACTCGATGTTGGGATCGACCGTGAGGCCCAGGGCTTCCCACAGCGCCTTTTCCTTGTTCGCGATGGTGTAGACAAGGCTCTCGCGAACGACGCTGAAGTTGCTGAAGGGGCCACCGGCGAAGTCGAAGGCGCTGGCGAAGAAGTCAGCATCGACCACCGTGTAGGTGCCGTCCGCGTTCTTCACATAGAGCCCAATGTCGGCGGCGAGCGCAGTCGTTGCGTCGGCGGCCGAGACCAACACGTCATGGACGCGAGCGCCCGAGGGAACGCGGACCATGTGAACAATGTCGCCCGAGGGGATCGTCGCGGAGATCGCGGCAGCGCTCTGGCTCTGGCGAAGGAATGCGCCGAGGCGGTGCGCGGGCTCACGAACGGGCGGCGAAGCGTCCTGGTTCGTGACTTGGGTGGATTTCACAGTTGCCATTGTAGTCTCCTATTTGTTGGGCAAAGGGTGAACTGTCGCGTACCTGAGATACGCGACAGTTAGTCCCTATTACTCGGTGGCGAGAATGCGGACAACTTTGCCCTGCTCCAAGCGGGTTGCGCCGGCCGTCGCCTTCACGTAGTGCTGCCACGGGAGGCCGGTCAAGTCCTTGCGGATCGACACGTCGGACTGAAGATCAGCCCAGGTGCCGAGGTAGAGGCCCGATTTCGCGAACGCGAAGTTGTAGCGGTCGTTGCCAACCTTCGTCAGGTATTCCGACGTGACGATGTTGAAGCCCATGAAGTAGGCGACGCGGCCGTTCACGAGGATCGGCTTATCGTTGTAGTCACGCGACGTGACTTGCGCCTCGTTCAGGAGGTTGGCGTGCTGCGCCGCGGAGATGACGAGCGTCAGCGGCTCATCCATGTCCACGAACGCGGCTTCCATTTTCTTCTTCGCTTCGATAAGCTTCGCGACCGTGAGGCCGGTGGATGCGGCAGCGCCGAAGTTCGCGGCGACGCTGAAGTTGGTCGTGTCGAACGCCTCGGTGCCGGTGCCGGTCTTTCCAGTGACGGAAGTCCCGAGCGCCGCAGCGATGATCAGGCGGTCGTAGAAGCGCGCAACCGCGGCAGCCGCATTCGCAGCGTACTGCGACTTCGGGTCCGAGATGATGCGCAACTGGTCGAAGCTGTCGAACAACTGCGGCAGCTCCTTATCCGTGGGGAGCACCCAGCGCCGAGCGACCGACGCATCCACTCGACCGAGCGGAGCGAAGCGGCCGGCCGGATCAATCATTTCGATTGAGCCGAGCTGATCGACGGGCGAAGCCTGTTCGCCGACATGAGTGCCTGTGGAGACGAGGCCACGCAGCTTCGATTGCGTCTGCTGAAGCAGAAGCACCGTGCGGGTGGCAAATTCTTGGGCTGCAAGATTTGCGGCATTGATGGTCATGGCACACTCCGAAATTGGTTGGACCGTTTCCGTGGCCGTGTCCAATCGGGGGCCGCTTCGACCTTTGGTCGCCGTCACCGGGCCTCTCGGCGTGCCGGTTCCAGGCTGGGCGGCCCCGCGGCGATCCGGCGAACCGGGGCCTGTGGGCCGCCCTCTGCCTGGAGGACAGGCGCGGGGCCGAAGCCCCAGCGCTCGCCAACCCTAGCAACATAATTTCAACACGTCAAGCGGTGTTGAAATTATTTTAGTCGCCGGAAATGAGGCTATTCAAGGCCGTCATTTCCTTGAGGTTTTCGGTCTTTCCGGCCAAGTAGTCTTTCGTCCATTGGCTATCAGCCATCAATTCGGCCTTGCGCGAGATGGCACCTTCGCGGCTCGTGATGCGCGCCGGTCCACCGCCGCCAGCATTCGGATTGACGAAGGGGTCTTCGCCGATCTTTTGGCCGAGGTTCAGGAACATCGACATTGTTTTCCCGAACCCGATCTGCGCCTCGATTGCCGCAAGTTGCTCCTCGCTGATGTTGAGCTTCTTCGCAGCGTTCGCAGCCACAACGAGGTTCGCATTCGCAGCGCCGCCCCAATCTTTGAGCAGCGCATCTTTCTCGACGGCGAGTTCGACTTCGCGCGCCTTCGCCGCTTCCGTCTGTTGCGCAGCAGCGGCCTTGGTGATTTCTCCGAGGATCGCCTTTGCGCCGGCAGCAGTGACGCCGTTCGCGTGGAAGATCGGGTTGATGAACTTCACGAAGTCAGCATCGACGCCTTCGACGCCTGTGTAGTCGTAACCCGCAGCGTCAGCAGGACGACCAATCTTGTTCCACAGCGCATCGCGCGTGGCAACGTCGTTCACATCCTTCGGAACGCGCACAAGGTTCTCGACGCCTGCGCCGAGTAGCTTCTCCGCTTCGCGATGCGATTTGATCGCCGCGAGCGCAGCAGCTTTCGCGTCGCCCTTATCGAGGCCACGGTTGGTCACGTATCCGGTCGTGTCGGCGTCCAGTCCAGCGAACCACGATGCAGGGGCAGCCGCTGCGGCTGCGGCTGCTGCGGCGGCTGCACCAGCGTCCGGGGCCGGGGTGTTTTCAGTGGTCATGTCATTCTCCTAGTGGTCTTGAGGGGTTTGTGAGTTTCCACAGTTCCTCGTCCGAAAGGTTGAGATGCGACTGTATGCGCAGCCACACTTCGCGGCGACCTTCCATAACGCCGTGAATACGGGGATCAGGATCGAAGCACGTTTGGTTGGCGCGACAGAAGCGCGCTAGGTCCGCAAGCACATACTTCTTCGCCATGGGACCAGCGAACGTGTTGATGTAGGCGACGCGGCGTCCGCTAAGGTAGCTGAACGCTGCGCGAAGTTCCTCACGAATGTTCACAGGGCAACCTCCAGGTTACTTCGCTTTGCCGCCCTTTGCAGCGGCTTGAGCTTTTACCATGGCCGCAGCCGCTGGTCCAGCTTGAATATCCAACTCGGCCTGAGCGCGGGCTGCGCGCTCTTGCCTCTTTTGCGCCACCGCGTCGTCACCATTCATCCAGCGCTCGGGCGTACCATTGTTGATAGCCATCTCGGGCAGCGCAAGATCGAAGTTGAAGCGGTCCAAGTGGCTCGGGTCCTGCGTGACGTTGACGATCTGCAACGTCGTCTCGACCGACCGCACGAAGCCGGCGTTCTCCTCGGCCTTCGCGACGCGCGCCATCGGCGACGTGTACACGATCTGATAGTCGCCTTTGGCCTCGATCAGCTCCTGTGGCATCGGGGCAAAGAGCCCCAGCTCAAGGCCGAGGTCCAGCTCGCGCTCGATCAGGGGGCCAACGTAGTCGGATTGCTGGCGTCCCACGGTCGGCGCAAGCAGAATGCCCTTCTGGTTCGCCATCTCGACAACCTGCGTGGCGGTAAGCACCTTCGGATCGTTGAGCAGCACCTGGAACAGGTTCACGAGGAACGCGTCATTGATCACGGCGCGCTCGTCGTCCATCAGCTCTTTGCCGATCATGACGTTGCCGATGGGGAGCGGCTGCACGAGCGGGCGACCATCGCTGTTGACGCCGCCGATGTTCAATGCGCCGGGCTTCATCGAGAAGCTGGCGATGCCGTCGTCGTGCGTGAGTAGCACGGGATCGACCGTGCGGTGACCTTGCTTCAGGACAATGCGCTTCTGCGCATTGAGTGTCTTGATCGCCGGCAGCACCTGCATAGCGGGACCGCGGCCGTACGGTTCACCGGGGGCCTGATCGCCGCGCGCAGTCGGCAGTGGGAAGCTGTTGTAGCCGCCTTCGTGTATCAGCTTCTTCCCTTCCTTCGACACGTAGTAGGACGCGTACTTCTTCCCCTTCATGTCCATGCGCCGCGGATCATAGTCGTGGTGGCGCGGGCAAACCTTGTGGATGAACCAGAACTTCGTCTGGTCGGTGCCGGCCTTGTTCTTGGAGACAATCGCCTCGGGCAGACGCCCGGTGGTGCCCCACTGGTCCACGGCTTGCTTCGCCGTCATCTGGAACATGCGGATGAAGGTGTCCACGACGCCCTGGTGATTTTCCTTTAGGTAGATTTCGCCGAAGGGCAACGCGCGGTAGCGGAAGCCGACTGTGCCGTCGATGCCGCTATTCTTGTCCACGAACATTGGACCATTGCCCCATGCGCCGAGCTGCATGAACGTCATGTGGTTCTGCGACGCGAAGTTCGCGGTGGGCGCATAGCGCAGCCGGAACAGCCGGCGCGTCGTGTCCTCAAACCACAGGCGCACGGCGCGTATCTTCTGGAGATCGGGGTTCGACGCTTCGAGCGAATGCCAGAAGCTGTTGCGCGGCGTCAGCAGGCTATCGATGATCGCAGAGAACCGCGACAGCGCAAGCTCGCTCGTGCTGTCGATCTGGTCGTCGGTCTTCTTTTCGCCGATGGTGTTTTCGCCGTACGGAAAAAAGGTGTTGCGAAACGTCGGCAGCACGAGGCGCGCGACTTCATCGCAGTGACTGGCGAGAGTTGATTTCTCCGCGATCATCTGCTCGGCGTCGCGGCAAATGCTTGCGCCAAGTTCGTCTTCGTACGCCATGGTGTTATTTCCTATTCAGCTTCTTGTCTTCGTCGCTGCGGTTTTTGCCGAGGCGACCGGAGCCCATGCGGAACATGGTGGACAGCATTTCCATTGTGCCTTTGCCGCCGCCCGATCCCTTGGGACCAGACCTCTGCTCCGTCTGCACGCGCTTCTGATTGCGCTCCCACGCCTCCATGCGCTTGTCCTCATCGGACTTCTTGCGCTTCATGAGGTCGCCGACTGCCTTGATGTTTGCCATTAGATTAGGCCTCCCGATAAGCCGCGCAGTGCGCCAGTGGCGGACGATGCAAGCGACATTGAGTTGAGCTGCTGTTTCTTGTTGATGATCGAGCTGGAGAGGCCGAGGTTGCCACCCGTGCGATTGAGCTGGGGCTTATTGGCCGGGTTCATTGCGTCGCGGGCTTCCTTCGAGAGCGTGGAGCCTTGGCCGGTGCCGTAGTACGTGTCCGCAGACACGCGCCCATCGGCGTCAGTTTTGCCGAGCGCCGGCACCGTTCCGCCCATTGCGGTCGGCACCTTCTTCTGCAACGCCATGCTGAGCATTGCACCCATGACGCCGGGAAGTTTGATCTGGTTCAGCGAAGGCATCTCAGGTCACCGCAAAGTCAACGTCGCTCGCCATTTTCACTGCCACCTTGCGGCCCCGCGGATCGTGATCCGGGAGCAGGGCGGCCTTGCGCTTCATCATGATAGCCTTCTGCGTGGCGGATTGCAAGTCGTCATCGACCTTGACGATTTGGCCCTCGTCCCGGTGGTACTGCCGATACTCCTCAAACCATTCCGTCAAATGAGAAAACACCTTGAAGCGGTTGGTGGTCATCCGCTCGTCCAGCTCCAGGATCGCCGCCTCGGTCGATAGGCCGCCGTCAGGCCACGTCGCGTGCTCGGGCAGCATCTTCAGGTCGTGCTTCTTGTAGATATCCGCGACCGATTTACCCTTGCTGTCGATCTCCTTCTGCGTTCCGTCCTGCGGCCAAGCTACGGGAATTTCGCCGCCGCGCCCGAAGTATGCGGCCTTGACCGCCTCGGCGTGTTGCAGCGGAGTGATCGTTTGCCCATGCAGCGCCTTCATGCGCACGGTGCGCACGACGTAGATGCAGTCGGCGTCGCGGTCCCAGCCGATCAGTACCGCAGCGAACGGATGGCTGACACCGAAGTCGAAGCCCCATATGTACACCCAATGCCGCGGCAGCGGAGAGATCGCCGGGATGCTGATGGTCTCCTCGGGCGTCACGAAGATGCGACCGGAGCCGAGGAAGGGGACGCCCTTCGCGCGAGCCTCGCGTTCGTGCGCGGGATACTTCGCGATGGTGGCTGCGCGCTCCTCTGGCGTATAGTGCCCGGCGTCGTAGATCGTCATTGTGACTTTGCCGCGATGCGGCTCCATCAGTGCGCCGAATTGTTTGACGACGTTCGACATGCCGAGGAGCGGAGTGAACGTCAGGTACGTCATGCCTTTGTTCGACACGGTACGCGTGATGCCCTCGCTGTAGATATCTTCGGGCGGCTCCTCATCGAACCACACGAGGTCCAGCGTCTCGGACTGCCACTTGAGCCGTCCCTGATCGTACGTCTTGAAGCGCAGAACCGAGATGCCGTCCTTGACGCCGTCCGAGTTGTAATGCTGGACCTGCACCGTGTCGTAGAGATCGGCGACGCCTCGTGCAGTCGAAGTGTCCTTGATATCTTTTTTCGGGATAGCCCCAGTGCCGAACTTCTCTACGACGCCGGCTTCGCCCATGAGGTACTTCTGAACGCCGTCGCGAACCTGTTGCCCGGTGTTGGCCGACGCCCATGCCTTGATCGGCCGCGACCACCGACGCCCGGTCCACCACTTCGGATAGCGCCCGGTGAGATGATACGCCATCTCCATTGCACCCGAGAGCGTTTTGCCGAGCTGGTTGCCCGCCATGAACAGGCGCTCGGACTTGTCGGCCCCCATCGCGTGGAAGTCGCTTTGCTTCGCGTAGGGCACATAGAGCGTGAGCGCGGCCTGAAGCTTCGCGTCCATCAGCTTCTGGAGATCGGCCTCCAGCAGTTTGAGTTTGTTCACATCACTCATCGGCGTCTTCCTCGTCCCAGGAGAATGCATCATGTTCGCTCGTCCGCGTTTCCTGCGGAGTTTCCAACATGACCTTCGGCACTTCGCGGAACTCTGCATCCACGTAGTCGATCCCGACCGACGCCAGCACCTTCGACGGATCGAGGCCAAGTGCTTTCGCGAGTGCAGCCGTCCGCGCTACCACTTCTTCAGGAGTGCGGTTGTCTTCGACGGTGACCTTGTGCTGCGTCTGCACGATCATGCCCGCGCGGTTCAGCAGCATATCGATTGCCTTGAGCTGATCCTTGTGCGTGTCGTTGCGCGCGATCACCAGAAGCTTCGACGCCGCGAGAAGTGCGCCCGAGCGAATGCGCTTGTCCGCCTCCTCACGAAGGGCGGCCAACACTTTCGGGTTCCGCGCCAGCTCGTACGACCGCGTGGCGTAGCCGGTCCCGTAGCCGGCGATCTGCGCGGCTCCCGCTTCGTTGGTGCCCCCGGTCTCCAGGAGCGCCACGACGAACTTTTGTTGCTTCTCGGTCAATTCCAGCATCGCAGGCCCCAGGCTGTCGGGGTCAATGACGATGGCGGGGAGGTTTACGGTCATCGGCTGAGGCTCCAGTTACGCCAGTGGAGGATACACTGTCCGGGTCTATTCTGTCAAACACAGCGGAAACCCCGGAGAATTATGGTTAAGGCTGTTTCCGGCGGCGACGCGAAAGCACCCGTTTGGCCGCATTCTACCATGCAGACCCGCTCGGTGGCCCTACCCCCACCCCCACCCCCGGTCTATGTTGTCAGTGTCAACACTCGCGCAACAATATTTCCACAGCGCGCACCATGTATTATCGCATTGTACACAGCAAACGCTGGAGAAATATTGTTACGCATGTTCGCACTGCGCACACGTTCACACTTGGCCCGATAATCGACACGAGGAGCACGACCTGTGCGCAACATCGACACGTTCGCGCAACATTATTACTTCACGCACCTGTGATATTTATTAACGCTCACTACTCTAGACTAGGCCAAAGTTCCATGCTAAGCGTAGGACGCTTTTAGCGTACGCCCGACCCTCGAAGGGAGGGCTATCGCAAACGTTCCATGCGCTAATAACAGGAACGTTGGAAAGCTAACAAAAGGGGACAATGCCATGACTTCCACAATATCGTATAATGCGAAGGCCTTCGCAGCGCTCAGCGCGCAATCTGATAGCGTCACGCTCTCCAATGGACGCACAATGTCACGCGCGCAATGGGACAGCATGAAAGCTATTCCCCACCTTAAGAGCGATGACAAGCGCGCGGCCTCGACAGCGCAACAAACGGTCACGTTCGGCCGCCGTCGAGTTGGGGACAGCGCGCAATGATATTGCGCTACGTTCCAGGAGGCCACTGCTATCGCCGCGGCCTATGGTTCTATTCGCTTTCGCGATGGGCCATTGTGACACGTTCACTCGTAATCAATCACAACGTTTTTTATTGAGGGACACAATGAAAACGCTCCGCTTTTGGGATTATGTCAACGGCGACTATGTGAAAATTTCCCTGCGACCTGGGGACACCTTAGAGCATTATTGCGCTCAGGTGACAGATGAGGGTTACAGCTCAGAGCGCACGACGTGGTCGCACGATGGCGACGCTGTGCTAAGCACCTGTGAAACAGATGGCCGAGACTGCGACGGCCGCATGACCACCTATTCCGCCGTTGTGGCACATGAAACAAACTTGCGCGTGCGCAGTGTGGACGGCGCTCCAGCCTATATGCCAGACTGGCGAAAGGTGAAATCCTCACAGCGCGACTATTCCGCCGAAGCGATGGGCTACTAGATGCCGGCAAGAAGCGTAGAATGCCGCTGTGACGCAAGCTTCACCTGCGGCTATTGCCTGCGCAATGCTAAGCCTTGGCACTTTACGCCCAGCCGAGCAATGATTTGCATTGGCACAACTCGTGCTCTTTGTTCCCTGCAATCCAAAGGAGTGACACAAAATGAGCCTATTACCTCGACACCTGCAAACGCAGGACACAGGCCTAGCGGGAATTGTGCGGCCGCTTCATGTTATTGCACGCGAGATCGCGCAACATTGGCCGACCGTCAACTATGCCGCGCGGCCATATTTGTCAGCAATGCGCAGTCTCAACACTTTGCGCGACGCGTATGGCGAGGATAGCGCCTATTCCGTTGTCGCCTACTTCCTTTCCAATGCGACGGGTTGGCGTGGTCCAGAGGCCAAGCGGATCAAAGCCGAGCTTAACGCCATGCTGAAGGCCTACAACAAAGCGCGGTAATTTCCCCTCCTGTGCTTTGTTCTCTCCAGCGCTTCCACCATGGCGCTGGAGAATAGAAGGCAGAGGCCGACTGCGCCGCGCGACGCTATCGCGCAATAAAAAGGGGACTGCACCATGGCATGGACTAAAAAGCAAATTGCAAAGCATACGACCGCCCTTGGCAAACTCGCCGAATTGAAGGCCGACGCAATCGCGCGCAACGATACGACGGCCGCCGAGGCCTACGCTTCAGCGCTTCGCGCGGCCTCGACAGCGCAAGCCGACACTGTCACGCGTGACCAATTGGCGGCCTAAGCCGAGATTGTTGCGGAGAGGGGATTAGACGTGCTAGTCCCCTCATCGCAGCAATCATGCTGCAATGGAGATCGACAAATCATGAAACGTGCTAAGCCGAGAAAACGGCGCGATAGGCGCGCCAATTTTTCGCCATACTTCCGACTAAAGAAAACGCCCGCGCGCTATTCCCCTGAATACTACGCGTGGCGTCGTACGGTGGCGCACAACGTCGCAAAACGCGAGGCCGCCGCGGAGGCCGCAACGCGTGCGCGCAATGATCGGAGGGCTAAGGCCGATGAACGCAAACACTAAAGCAATTATTGCCGCGGCGCTGGAGTGCTACGCGCGCCAATTGGAACGCGACGCAAAAGCGGCTGGCAATGGCACAGCGACTTGGATCACGCTAACGCATTTGGCCGCAAGCGCGCGGCACTTGAGATCACTTTTGGAACATGGGAGCACACTGCCATGACACGTCAAGGCAAAATGGAATTTTACGTTGCTGGTGCAACAATGGACACGTTGCACACCTTCATGCAACGTTTTGCGCCGGCCGGTTATACTCTCCAGCGCTCAGAGGGCGGCTGGAAAGGTTCCTGCGAAGTCTCGTTTGTGGTGACAGTGTTTGCACCATGGGACACGGCCGCCCATGTGGCGTCAAATGGCGAATATTTCATGGTTCAAATGCCAATGATCCCTGACAGTATTTTGGTAACGGCCGCAAACATCGCTGAAAATATGGCGCTAGAGTTCAATCAGGAAGCGGTGGCCTATGCTGTGATCCCGTGCCACTTCGCGCTGACAACTCCGCAAGCGAACTATAGGCGCAATGGTGGCTAAGAAACCCCCAGCGCCAAGCGTATCGGATATGAGGCCACCTGCTACAATCGGCAGGTGGCCTGCTATATGGTACGAATTCCGAGACAATGCGGGAGGCCGATATTGGTCAGCTTGCATTGGTGGCGTATGGCATACAGCGCGACGCAATGGTGCACGCTGGAACATAGAGGCGATCCTATAATGTACGCTGACCACGTTCCAAAAATTCGCGATGGTATGCGCAGCGATCCCGAGACGTTCGCGCGTGGCGTCATGTTCGCGATCCTATCAATTCAGCAACCGATTACTCGCGTCCCTGCAATGCTCCGAGACGTTGCGCGCGTAGGGGACAGCTCCAGCGCGCTAAACCCTGCTATGAAATACGACGGGTGGCAATATATGCAGGATCACGCCACAGCGACTTGGCGCGACGTTTGCGCGCTGGAGAACACGCGCGACGCGTTGGTGCGGCTGCTATGTGTCCCCTCGCTTGGCATTGTCAAGGCCGCTTTCGTTTGCCAGTTCCTAGGCCATGATATCGGTTGCCTTGACACGCACAATCTCCGCAAGCTTGGCCTACCAATGGACAGCTTCAAAAATCATGCTCTCCGCGGCGGCCGTAGTGTGCAGGGTTTCAGCTCTCGACAGATCGACAACTATTTTAGTATTGCCTACGGCCGAGGCCGAGGCCGCCGTTTTTGGGACAATTGGTGCAATGAACGCGCGCCGGCCTATGCTGTGACAGCCGAGGAGATCAGCGCGCTACACTTGGAGATCGTATCATGAAATATGAAGGGTTTTTAATCAGTGCAACATTCTGTCTAATTTTGCTCCATATCCTATTGGCGGTTGTCATCGCAGCGGGAGGCGGCCAATGAGTGACAACAACGATTGCCCCTTGTGTGGGGGTCCCTGCATTCTCCATACGGCCCGGCATATCGGACGCCCGGCAGATCGGCTGGGGTATCGGCCGACCTACGACGCCGCAGCCATGGCTGAGCCGGCAGATCGGACGCCGCGCAACTATCAGGTGCTAGTCGAGGCCCGGCAGATGGGCGCTATTGGCGTCTTTTCCCCGCTGCGCGTCAACGTCACGGCAGAAACGCCGGCAGATGCCGTGCGGATCGCGTTCGATGTGGTTGGCGACATGGGATACGAGCACAGCGGAAAAACCTGGATCGCTGGCGGAACGCCAATTTGACACCCGGCAGACATTCGTATAAGAAACACTGAACCCTGGAGGGCACGAGTGAAACATACAAAAAGATTTTTCCCCGGCAGACGCTGAAAAGCGATGCCGAACTGCGCAGAAGAAGGAGAGCAAAATGGAACCAATGAACCTCACCGGCATCAATTGCAGTGCCGCACGCGTGGCGCAGTACCAAGGCCTATTTCCACCCCACTGCAACAACGGCGCAGGTTGTTCGGCGTGCTGGGACAAGTTCCAGGGTGCCGGCTCAGCCTTGCGGCGCATGGCGATGGCAAACAAGCGCCGGCAGATCGGCGGCGACGTGTGCGGCCCTCAGCCTGACGCGTGGCCCCCTCGCTCGGCATCGAAGACCTTCGCCGAGGAGAGATATGGAGAAACCTACGATGAGTAAATTCCTGTGGGGCGACGCCCGGCAGATGCCGTGGAAGCAACGCAACGCGCTCCTTGAGAGCACAATACGCGAACTTTTGGCCGAACGCTCCTGCGATCTGCCGGGGCTCACGAGCAAAGAGCTTGCGGCCTTGGTCGATCCCTCGGCTGACGAGACAATGCTCACGGTCATAACCAAGCTCGCGAAGTGGTTGCCCCTCGCGACGCAGGACGGCCGCGAGTTCTACGCCTATGGGCGCAAAATGCGGGGCTACACATGGAAAGGACAAAAGGTATTCACATGAAGATTGGAACAGCACGAGAGCGCTGGCAGCGCCCCATCACCAATCAGCACTTGGCACTTGGCGTTGGCTATGGCTGGGACATGGCGCGCTACGACCACCCCCTGAAATACTACTACGGCGCATCGATGGGACGTTGGGCCTCGCAGTTCGCCGCTTCACCAACGCCCAATATGGAGAACCAAATGAATGTACCACTGAAGACCGTCCGCACCACTTCGTTCAAGGTCGAAGTGACGGGCTACAAGAATAACAACTGCACCGCCGACAACGACAAGGGCCTCCCGGCTGAGCCGATTGTCAGCGTTGCTGGGTTCAAGGAAAACTTCCGCGGCGATATATCGTCGTCATATCTGAGCTTTCCGGCTGAGCAGGCCGAGAGCGTGATCGCTCAGATCAGGGCGGCGGCTGCATTCGCTCTTGAACCTGTGCAGGGCCACAAATCATTCACGGCCGTCGTCGGGCTGCGCTGATCCCGCGCTGCCGGCTGAGACTGAGAGGCCCTGGGGAAACCTGGGGCCTTCTTTTTATAGGGTATAACATATCAAACGGCGCGCTTTTGATAGGGTATAGTACATAAGACCGTGCGGCCGATATGGTTTCGTATATCAGATCAGGAACCATCGGAGTGCTGAGCCTTCGCCCGCGCAGTAGGCGTTGAGCGGGGACTTCTTAGCGCCGCGGCTGAGAACCTTCTCCAGCTCCTTCGGGTCCACGTCGCCATGATGGACAGCCATATTTGAAGCCAAAGTGGCAGTAGATACCCCGTTCGCTTCACCTTTGGCCCCCAGGCGCACGAGCGCGGCGGCGACGTTCTTCTTGGATGTGACGTGCTCCTCGGCTACGGCCGCGGCGAAGACGGCCTCCTCGACCGGGAAGAAGACGAGGCTAGGGCCAACGGTGCGGCCCTCGAAGAAGTAAGGCTTCTCGCGCTCAGGCGCATTGCGCTGCTCGCGCACGGCCATCGACACGAACATCGTCTTCAGGTGGCGCTCAACCTCGATCACCGTGTCGGCGGCGGCGTCAAGAGCGCTGGAGCCGCGGGAGCCCTTGGTCTTATCTTTGCCGCTGTGGTGGATCACGATAACGGCGCAGTGTAGCGCCTCACGGATGTAGTCGCACGCGGCGACGAATGTGGACACATCCTTCGCGCTGTTCTCATCGAGGCCGCCGATGGACCGCGCCATGGTGTCGATCACAACCGCTGTCGGCTTTAGCCCGCGGGCTTTCACCTGGGCCACGAGCTGCGCGGCGTCCCCGTCGTCGCCGCCGAAGATCACCTTCGGCACTGTAGGGATGATGTAGAAGTCGGGGGCCTCGACCGAGTGCGCGAGCATCCATGCCGGCGCATGGGCGTGCGCGATGTTCCATTGCCCTTCGCCTACGGCGTACACGACGCAGCCGCGCTCGGGCTTATGCCCGAACACTTCGACGCCGGCCGATACGCCGAGGCACAGGTGCAGTGCGAGGAACGATTTGAACGACTTCAGTTTGCCGAAGATCACGGTGAGGCTATCGGCCTGCACGAAGTCGGGGATGATCCAGCTCGGCTTCTTGGCGCTGTGCGCTTCGTCCAACGACATGGGATAGAAGCGCGAGCGCTTCAGTCGAACCTGATCCCCGTGTTCCACAGGCTCTGGCCCCTCGTAGTGCGCGAACGCAGTGGCCGGGTCTTGGACGGCCCATGCGCCTTGCTCGTTCTGCGCGTAGTTGAGGGCGTTGGCGATTTTGCCGGCAAGGTCTTCGGGTTCCCAGGGCGGAACGCAAGCGGCATTCCAAGGCTCCAAAACTTCTGCCATCCGCTCTGCACTGAGACCGAGATTGGCAAGCTCAGCACAAAGTCGGTATGTTCTATCGTCACCACCTTGCCCTTCAACAGCAACATCACCTGTTCGTATGTAGGTTTCAAGAAGCGAACGTGCTCGGGCGACGTTGGAAGGATGATCGAGAACGACGTTATCGCTTGCGTCGTGGCGTTCTTGACGCTGTGCAATTTTAGCTCCGATCCACTCTGGAACGGGCGCAATGTCGGCTTTGTTCGCATACTCATAGCTTCCACCTTCTTTGTTGTTGGCATATTCGCCCGGCGCAATGACGCTCGGCGGAATAAGCACGTAGCCGCCGAGGCCGCGCGTGTCTATCTTTGGCCCAAGGCCTCGCTTGTCGGTGCCGACCGACGTGGGACCATCGCCATCGAAATAGAAATGCAATCCGCCCCTCGGCGACTTGATCGTGAAGGTCGCCGGAAGGTTTGGGAGAACCTTCAGCGTCTCGAAGCCGAGGGGCGGATCAACGTCCAGGACGATGCTGCCAGAACGTCCCGGAGCGAAGCCAATGTTGCAATGGGGGTCTACTGTCCACCACGCATCGATCTGCGCGGCATCCGTTGTGGCTGCGGCCTCCCAATCCTTCACTACTGGCTCTTTGCGCCCGGCAATGATCGGAAATACATGGAAGCCCTGCGCGGCCCACTCTCGCGCAGATTGGTGCAGAGGCGATGTGTATCGTTCGTTTGACATGGCAGCTTTCGTATGCTATAAGGGACGCACACTGAATGTCAAGAGGAGGGTCCCATGACAAACAGACTAATCCAATTGCTCCGTATACACCAGCATAATCCGGCCGAAGCTCAGCTCGTCGTGAAGAAGCGCACGACGGCCAAGCGCAGAACGGTCGGCCGCGTGAACCGTCGCCTTGTTGAAACAAAAGAACGCAAGGCGTCGCGGTCGCGGTTCATGGCGTCCAACGCCTATGTGATCGCCGCCAAGGAACGCAGCAACCACATGACCAAGGGCGTTCGCTGGCGCAACGTGTGATGGATCGCAAGTTCGCTGACATTGTGAAGCGTCATCGCCCGCGCGGCTATCAGTTGGTCGAGCGGGCGATGAAGGTCAACCACGGTGTAACCTCTTTCGAGCGGTCGATCACCTGTGAGCCCATCACTTCGCGCTTCGCGCTGTTCACGTTCCTGCACGAGTGCGGTCATGTTCACTCGCGGCACATGAAGTACACTAACAAATTTACGCCGCCGCCCTGGCGCGAGGAGTACGAGGCTGATAAGTACGCCATCGAAGCGATGCGTGCTGAAGGCGTCCCCATCCCGCGCACGGTCATGGCACTGCGCCGCGAGATACTGCGCGACATGATCGAAGCGGCGACGAAGGCCGGCGAATACGTTGACGACGAAGAAGTGCTGAAGGCCGCGTACGGCCGCCACTGGAGGATGCACAAATGATCCGACGCCTGCTATTGCGCGCCGCATTGCTGGCGGCCTGTGCTGGTGCCATGCTCGGCTGCGGCGACGCACGCTGGCACACGCACACGTCCCACGACAGCCCCACATGTGTCGAGAAGCACCGCCGATGGGTGCCCGCCATCCATGCCGGCAAAGTTTTCATTCCGGGGCGCTGGGACTACCACTGTCACAGGCGCTTCCCCTATGCCCGCTGACTTGGAAGAAACGCTGCTCTCCCTGGAGATGGTGGGCTTACGCGTGAACAATCTGTTCCAACTGGACGACGGCACATGGCAGGCGAACGTTCGCAACATTGAGCCGGCCGACAGTGGGCCTCCCGGTCGCGAGACCGACCGCTTCTGTCACCACTTCGGCCGCGGCGCTACGCCATCGGCTGCACTGAAACAGGCACTGACAAATGCAGCTTGACTTCAATCCCAAGACCAACGCATTCGTGCTGCGCGTCGCCCGCGGCGAAGCGGACCCGAAGGCAATGATGGTGGAGCACGGCCTCGATTTCTCGGAGCCGGCCAGCACCAGCACGCACGCCGTCCTATTCACTCGCGAGCATTACGCGGCGTGTCCCTTCGCAGACGTTGGGACACCCCTCGCGAAGAAAACCTTGGCCCCCCTCACTGAGCAGATCGCTCTATCAAAAGCGGAGAACACCAGTGCGCACATCCGATGCCCTGCGGGCAAAGAGCTTTGGCCCTTTCAGCGTGCTAACGTTGTCTACGCCCTCGCGCGGAAAAATACGTTGGTTGGAGATCAGCCTGGGCTCGGGAAGACGCCTACTGCTATCTGCTACGCTAACGAGATCGGCGCGAAGCGCGTCCTCGTCGTGTGCCCGGCCAACATTCGACTGCAATGGAACGAATTTATCCGAGACTGGTCTACCATGCGCTTTCCATACGTCGTGTACCCCATCCTCACCGGGGTCCGTGGCGTCAACCCCACGGCCGAGTGGACCATCGTCTCCTATGACCTTGCAAGAACTCCTGAGATCGGTGCCGCATTAGCCCGCGGCACATACGATCTGCTGATCATTGACGAGGGACACTATGTCAAGACGCCTGACAGCGGGCGCACTCATGCTCTGTTCGGCGATCACACCGGCAACATGCGCCGCGCGCTCCGCGACGAGGATGGCGACATATACGACTACGAGATACTATTCGAGGCCCTCGCCAAGCGCTGCGGATCGGTCATGGCTCTCACGGGTACGCCGCTGCCCAATCGTCCGCGCGAGGCCTACACCCTGGCGCGTGCGCTCAACTTCGAGGCTATCGATTGGATGAGCGAAGACAGCTTCAAGAACCGCTTCAACCCGAGCTGCACGATCCAAGTCCCGCGGCAGCGCATCAACGAGCGCACCGGGCTTGTCGAAGTCGAGTATGTGAACCGAACGGTTGAGAAGGCCGGGCGTCACGGCGAACTGCAAGCGCGCCTGCGGGCTAACTTCATGTGCCGGCACCTGAAGCGGGATGTGATGAAGCAACTCAAGATGCCGGTTTTCGATATCATCAAGATCGAAGCGAACGGCGCAATCCGTCAGGCGCTGCAAGCCGAGAAGATGCTCGACATTGACCCCAACAACGCGCAGCTATTCGCGCAGCAGACGTTCGACAACGCCGGGCACATTGCGGTCGTGCGCCGAATGATGGGCGTCGCCAAGGCCCCCATGGTCGCGGATCATATCGAGATGCTGATGGACGGCGGCGAAGAAAAGATCGTGGTGTTCGGATGGCACATCGAAGTGATGGACATTCTGGAACGCAAGCTGGCGAAGTACGGCACCATCCGCATTGACGGAAGCGTTGGCCCCCAGCGCAAGCGTGACCTAGTGAAGCTGTTCCAGACGGACGGCGGCAAACAAGTGCTGCTCGGCAACATGCAATCGGTCGGCACCGGCACTGACGGCCTACAGCTCGTCGCCAACCACGCCATATTCGCCGAGTGCTCCTGGGTGCCGGGCGAAAACCAACAATGCGTTGACCGCCTGGATCGCGGCGGCCAACAAAGAACCGTGCAGGCGGACTTCATGGTTGCGCCTGGGTCCATTGACGACATGGTGCTCACGTCGTCGCTCCGTAAACTGAACGAAACGGATAAGGTGCTTGACAAAGTAGGATACTGAGAGCATGGTGCTCTCGGCTAATTCACTGGAGGCTTCAATGTCACAAATCACAGGCGGTTTCATCGAATACTCGGAACAGCGCGAACCCAACGTGTTCGGCTCTCCGAAGGCTACAGCGCGGTTCGACTTCGGCGTCCCAACTGGGGAAGCCTACGCCGAGACCGCCCAACTTGCCGCGACCAACGCTCGCAACTATGTGCGCACGCTGATCGGGCTCTCGAATGCTGGCGCAGTGGCGGCTGAGGTTCGGGTTCCCCCCTCCTCAACCGAGGCGGCTGCTGCGCCGGCAGCTCCTGGCACAAAGGAAGCTGCCGCTGCTGCCCTCAATGCGAAGGATGCCGCAGCCAAAGACCCTACGACACGCAAGCCGCGCAAGGCACCGGGCACTACGACTGCCGCTGCCGAACCCGCTTCGGCTGCTGGATCGGCTGCGGGTACTGCGGACATGGCGAACATGGACGCTGCACCGGCATCGCAGCCGGCTGCACCTGCGTCTCCTGCATCCGCTTCTGACGACATGGACGCCATCTTCGGCGACGCGACGCCGGCCAAGCCGATCAGCGACGTGGAGCTGAACGACGCGGTGCAGAAGAAGTACAAGGAGACCGGCGACAGCGCCGCGATCCGTGCGCTGACCGGCACCTTCGTGGAGAAGGGCAAAGCGGTCAACGGGAGCAACATCCCGCAAGAGAAGCGCGCCGAGTATCTGACGGCATTGGCTGCGCTCAAGAAGGCATAACGAAGTTCGCGACGGCCGGGGCACAGTCCCGTAGTGCAACCTTGAAGTGACAAGATGCCGGCCGGCGCGAACATAGAGGAGGATTACATGACCAAGACACTTGACCCCATCGTGCAGGCGTTCAAAGCC